ATCGGATTCGGGTGTTGCCTTTGGCCATCGCTGCATGTCTAGACCGTCCGTCTTCTGTCAGGCGGGCCGAGGAGTGTGTGCGCACGCTCGTCGGCAGTCAATCCGGAAGCCTCTAGGGGTGCCTAGTCGTCCGTGAGGGGACAGACACAGCCATTGACCGAAGGGGGTTTAATCTCTCCGAGGTTAAGGGGGTGTCCAGTTCCGAGGTTCTCACGGTAACGCCTGGGTACTCTGGGAAGGGGAAACGAACTTGGTACTCGTTCAACTCCCCTGTGTCTACATATGAGTATCTTGTCCACAACTCATCATTGGTCAACGTGGTTCGCGGCCTCGTTGAAAGGGTCTTTTGTGTTGTTGACAAATCTGGGGAATTGGTGCGCCCACCCAAACCCGTGCCGGGCGCCTTCAACGCGAAATTGGGAAGCATTGGTCGACAGCTGAGCAAAACCGTAGGTCACTGCCACCACTGGACGAGGCAACAGTTTGTTGACTCTTACAATGGTCCGCGAAGGGACTCATATGGTCGTGCTGCAGCGACACTGGATTCTGAGCCTTTGACAATCCGAGACAGTTATCTGAGTACTTTTGTCAAGGCTGAGAAGATCAATTGCACTCTCAAGCCCGACCCTGCTCCTAGGGTGATTCAACCCAGGGGGCAGAGATACAATATCGAGGTCGGGAGGTATCTAAAGCCACTGGAACCTCTCTTAATGAAGGCCATTGATAAGCTGTGGGGATCTCCCACAGCCATCAAGGGCTACACGGTGGAGAAAGTGGCGAACATATTGAACGACAAACGCTTGAGGTTCAAAGAACCTGTATACGTGGGATTGGACGCAAGCAGGTTTGACCAGCATTGCTCCGTGGATGCTCTCCGATGGGAGCATAGTGTTTACAATGATATTTTCCGTGACCCCTATTTGGCTGAACTGTTGGAATGGCAAACCCTCAATCAAGGAACAGCTTTTATAGCTGATGGTAAAGCTAAATATCAGGTAGCGGGGTGCCGTATGTCTGGAGACATGAACACATCCATGGGGAACTATTTAATTATGTCAAGCTTGTGCTATGCGTATTGTAAAGAGGTGGGTTTGACAGCTGAGCTCATGAACTGTGGAGATGACTGTGTGCTCGTCCTGGAGTCTGTTGACCTAGGGAAATTATCACAGTTACCTTCCTGGTTCACAAAGATGGGATATAC